TTAGGACACCATCTAGAACACGACGTAAACCTGGATATTAATGGCTTTACAAGACAACCCTATACGGTCTATATATGTTACAGCGGATGTTACATCTGGCACGCTGGGAACCGGAGGAATTATTGATGTTTTGTTGTCCGGCACTGGTTCAGATCCAAACACCCCTACAACCACGTATGATAGATCGGCTAATTCTGGTAATTGGAAAGAAATTACAGTCGAATCAGATTTTTGGGGCGTATCTAATGAGGATATCTGGAGAAATACATCTGGTGGACAAGGTACACCCCCTACAGCTTATCTTGGGGAACTCGATGAAGATCTTATAGCTGGTGATACTACTATTACAGTAGATGATGGTACTGATTTTGCAACATCTGGTGTTATTCTTATAGAAGATGAAATAATAAAGTATACTGGTAAAAGTACCAATGATTTAACGGGTTGTACTAGAGGTTATTTTGACACAACTGATGTTCAACATGATGGAACGGCTTCAACTATATATGTATACGAGTGGCATAGTGGAGAAGTTTTAAGTATAACTTATGAATCTGAACCAAAAGTTTATGGGTTAAGAGTTAAATTACTTACTGGTCACGATGCAGGTTTTGGTAAAGATACATATACTTGGAAAACATTCAGATTTGAAATACCGAAAAGTTATGTGTCGATGGTTTTATATGACGATGTAGAATCAGAAATTATAGTAGTCTAATAATGTCACTATCATATACATTAGTACATAGTTATCCTAAGGAAGAAATCAGGGCTATATTAGCGACTGAAATTCAAAGAAGATTAGAGGCCGATAAAACAAGATGGAAAGCTTTAGATGGCCCGCAAAAGAAGTTTGTTAATAGCGAGCATCCTCATATTCTTTTTGGAGGAGCGCGAGGTGGTTCTAAATCTGTGGGGATGCTTTTAGCTTTTAGGAAGCATGCAGAAAAATATGGAGAAGAAGCTCAGGGTTTACTCTTTAGAAGGACGTATCCTGAAACTGGTGAGCTTGTAAAACTTGGCAGGTTTATATTTGTCCAAGAGGGTTGGGAGTGGAAAGTAGGAGAACGCAAGTGGGTTAGTCCGCAGGGTGCTGTGCTGCAGTTGAAGCATCTCGATGAAGACGGGGACGCTATGAAGCTGCAGGGTTTCTCGGTAACCTTCCTTGGTTTTGACGAGCTTGGTAACTGGCCAATGCCAGAGCCAATAGATTTGCTGCAAGCAACCATGCGGTCGGCAGCTGGTGTGCCCACTCTTTTTAGAGCGACGGCAAACCCCGGTGGACCTGGACATGGTTGGGTAAAAGAAAGGTATATTGATGTAGAATCTGAAGAAAGAATATTTATACCATCAAAGATACAAGATAATAAACCTTTGATGGATAATGACCCTGGATATATAGACAGGATTAAAGCGTCTGGTCCAGAGTGGTTGGTGAAAGCTTGGCTTGATGGTGACTGGAATGTTGCCCCAGGAGCTTTCTTTGAGAGTGTATGGGATCCGATGGAGCATGTTGTAGAACCATTTGAGATTCCACCGGAATGGAAGAGGTGGAAGTCGTATGATCACGGGTTTAAATCACCTGCGGGATGTGTTTGGTTCGCGCAAGATTATGATGGAAACGTATACTTATATCGAGAACGATATTGGTGTGCTAAACCAAATGTTGGATCAGAAACGCCTATTGAAGATATCGCAAAGGATATACTCGACGCAGAAAAGAAGGAGAAAAAACGTGGTATTAAATTTAGAAACAATGTGGCAGACTCTGCGATCTTTATGCGTGACGGTAGGCATAAATCTGTTGCGGATACATTTTCTGATTATGGAGTACATTGGGAAGCCAGTAGCAAGGGTCCTGGTTCGCGTATCCAAGGGCTTAGTGAATTTGTCGACCGGTTGCATAGCAACTCTTTCAAAGTTTTCAATAACTGCAAGCACTGGATTAGAACGGTTCCTTCGCTCCCTTCCGACCCCAAAAGAATTGAAGATATTGACACGACTGCGGAAGATCATCTCTTCGATGCGACGAGATACGGATTAATGATGCGTCGGGCTAAAACGGTAAAACCAAAACCTAAAAAGAAACTACCGAGTAAATATACTCTTGAATGGTTAGATAATTTAGATGTTTTATATGAGGATAATCAATCATGGATTTAAATGTAATAGCAACTAATCCAGACTTGCAAGCTGATGTAGCGCCGGAAGCTAAGGGGTTAATAAAAAAGTTTCAAGAGAACGTTTATCTTTCATATACAAAATGGAAAAAGCGTTATAAAGAAATAGAGCATGCTAGACGTTATTCTCTTGGCCGTATAAACAGAACTAGTCAGGTAATAACGAGTGGTCAAGCTTTACAAGAATCTGGTAGAACCGTAAAAGGTAATGTTATTCATGCTACTCTTCAGGGTTTACTTCCGCATATTTATGCTAAGAACCCTGAGATTCAAATTAGGCCAGTTGAGTTCGTCGAACCTGGTGGGCAAGAATATAGAATGTCTGATTTGTTTGCTCAAACTTTAGAGAAAGTTTTAGAAGAGAGTTTTACGAAAGCAGATTTAAAGAAGGCAGCAAAGCAAGTAATCAGATCTTGCATGACAAGTAAAATTGGAATTTTGAAAGTTACATACCAAAGAGATTATTATACAGATCCCCTGGTTAGTAGACAATTTAATGATGCTCAGGAAAGTTTAGCAAAAATTCAATCTAATGTCGTATCTCTTTTAGAAGAAGACAACTACGATGGTGATCAGGATGAAATAATAGAAGAACTTCAAAGAACTGTAGCGGGTCTTCAGAATAAGGTAGATGTCATGTATAGAGAAGGTTTAAACCTTGGTTTTGTTAAACCTGAAGATTTCAGAATGGATACATCATTAGATAGTTTACTTGATTACGAAAATGCTAAGTGGATGGCAAACTGCACTTGGATGACACCTAAAGAAGCTAAGGAAAGATTTGAGTTAACTAAAGAACAATGCGAATCACTTACTGTATATAAACGAACACAAGATGGTATACCTGGAAGATTAAATAGAGACAATAAATCTAGTTTTGATTTCGACGGCGAAGAAGATGTAAATCTTGCCGTGGCTATTTGGGAGTACTGGGATAAAGGAACTATGACCGTTTATACCTGGGGAGAGGGCGGCGGCTTCTGGATAAAGGATCCTTTTCATCCTAATAGAATGGGAGAGCGTTGGTGTCCTTTCTTTATCTTAGGTCTTAACTGGATTGATGGTCAAGAATGGCCGGTTTCAGAAGTAGAACTCTTGATGAGTCTGCAGGATGAATACAATACTGTCAGAGAACAGATGGCAAAACACAGAGAATTATCGGCTCCATTCTTTATTGCTGATTCTAGTCGAGTAAATTACGAAGATATAGAAACGTTTTCGAACGCCACAATCGGTGATATAGCTCTTATTAATGCGGGTGGTACCGGCGTTAATACTGTGTTTCAACCAGCTCAAGTTCCACCTATGAATTACCAAGTTTATGATACCACCCCTATTAGATCTGATATAGAATGGATCAGCGGTTTGGGTGATGCTCAAAGAGGTGGTATAATGAGGGCCAAGACAGCAACAGAAGCTAACATCCAAAACGAAGGATTAGCTACTAGAGTTTCAGAAAAAATAGACGCGGTAGAGATGTGGCTAAAAGATATTTCAAAATTTAGTTCACAGTTATTGATTCAAGAGGTTAGTCCTCAAAAGGCTGTAGAAATTGCGGGACCACATGCTTTTTGGCCAATATTGAACAAACAGCATTTATACGATTCTATTTATATTCAAATTACGGCCGGCAGTACCGCAATGCCTAATGAGAATGAGGAGCGCATGCGCTGGATAGAGTTAATGCCTATAATTATGCAGAACATTCAAATGGTTCAGCAGCTAAGAGACGTCGGTGTTCCGGATGAGTTTAATCCATATGTTCAATTAATAGAAGAAACATTTAAACGTTTCGATGAGAGAATAGATGTTTCTAAATTCATGCCGCCAATGCCAGAGCAGATGCAAGAACAGGTTATGCAAAATCAGGTTATGCAAACATTAATGATGGGTGGACAAAATCAGCAGCAAAATCCTGGACCTCCAGGGATGAAGATGCCTTCTGATATGACACAGCAATTTAACGAAACAAGAAACGTTCCTAATAATCGCGTTGACCAGCGAGAAAGGAACCAATACAGACAACCATTTTAAGGGAGAAATAATATGGCTGATACTGGGGAAAATAAAGTATTATCAAACGATGAGATGTATGAATCTACTAAAGATGTACTTTCTGAAGCTATAGATAATCTACAACCTGAGGAGGATTATAGTGAACCAACGCCGCCGACTTTCGATGAAGCTCAGGAATCTCAAGAAGAAGAGAAGGTGGAAGCTAGCACGGAAGATAAACCGGAAGAACCAATTGTTAGTAGCGAGTCAGTTGAAGAAGGTGAAGATTGGAGAAAAGAGGTTGAGGACAAGGGAAGATTACCGGTAGAATTATCTGACGAAGATAAGGAATTTATAGGTAATTTAAAACCAAAGGCTCAGGATAGATTCAAAGATCTAGTTCACAGAGCAAACGAAGCCGAAGGTAAAGTATCTGAATATGAGACGGGGCACCAAGTATTTGGGCATATAGCAGAAAGTACCACAAACCCGGATCAGTTAAATTGGGCTCTCGGTCTTTTTAAGAATTTAAATTCAGGTGATTATGATGCTGCTAGAGCCGGTTTAAAAGAATTAGATAAATTTTCAGATCAGGTTGCTCAAAAACTTGGATTAAATTCAACCTCAAAAAATGAGGCTAGCACTTACGGAGATTTTACGGATTTATCTAAAGCTGTAGAAGATTTAGATATGAGTGAGGAGTGGGCGAATAAATTAGCCCAAGAAAGATCAAACACAAATGCGCGCGTACAGGCTAGATCCGAATTTGAACAGGATAACGTACGGGCCCAAGAGTATCAAACATGGTATAATAATGAGGCAGAAAAAGCTTATCAAAGTATTCAAGAGTGGGAAAAAGGTATAGTTGATTCTGATCCTGATTATATGCTTAAGAAAGAAATTATGATGGATGTTGGTGCCAAAATAGCTAACTCTGATGCTAAACCATCAGATTGGTTATCGACACTAAAAAGCGAGTACGACATTTTATCTAGAGGGATGACCGCTGCCTCTAGTAAAATTCCAAAGGCTAGTAGAGATTCTGGGCCCCTAGCACCTAGTGGAAACAGCGGATCACAAGGCAGTTCTGGTTATTTAGAAACAGCTGAGGTTACCCCGGAGTTTCTTCAGGCTCATCTAGACCAGATGCATTCATAACAGGTAAGGACGCAATAACTAAGAAATCGTCCGCTTAGTAGCACGTATGGGCATTCGTGTAGCCAACCCTGTTCCATTAACTTTACATTACCTTAGGAGGTAATATTATGGCAACACAAACAGCTCTAGCTGCTGCCGACATTACCCAATTGGGTTATGTAGCTCTTCAGAATTATTTGAAGAATAAGCCTATTGACCAGGTCGCAACAGAGCGGCCATTGCTCAAAGCTCTCATGGCTAAGAAAAAGACATGGGGCGGCGGTAAAGAAAATATCGTTGAGCAGATTCGCACGGGTTATGACAACAACTTCGAATGGTTTGGTGACACGTCGCTGAACACGTCGGATACTGTTGGTTATAACACTCGCGATACAGTTCGGCAGGCTTACTATCCTTGGAACTCGGCTCACGACGGTTTCCAGTTTTCTGAAGACTACCTAATTGGTAACGGCATTTTAGTCGGTGATTCGCAATCACCTCGTAACTCAAGCGCTGCTGGTCTTGTGCAGTTGACCAACGTCTTCAATGAGTCCATGGAGGTTCTACGTCTAGGTTTTGAAGAGATTCTTGACCAGTCGTTGCATCTTGATGGAACTATCACTGTTGGTGGTGGTACTTCAACCGCAAGTAAGGCTATTAATGGTCTAGACTTTTTAGTTCCTTTAGATTCTCGTACAGGTACGGTTGGCGGTATCGACCGCGCTACTAGCAGCTTCTGGCGCAGTAACTATGATACGGGTAGTGGTCTGAATACGTTCGGCACTACTACTCCTACTGGTTATGCTGGAAGCGCTTTGTTGGCTCCTATGCACGTCATGTGGCGCGCTTGTCAGAAGAATGGCGGGACTCCGAACTTTATTTTAGCTGGTACTGATTTCATTAAGTCTTATGAAATTGCTGCAGATGCAAAAGAGTCTCGGTATGCTGTACAGCCTGGAACGGCGCAAGCTCCTTGGAATATGGATCCATCTCTAGAAATTAAAGATGGCGGTACTTTTACCGGTCTATTCTTCCAGGGTGTACCCATTATTTGGGATCCGGTTTTCGAAGATGTTGATGCGATGTCTGGTGCTAGTGTTAGTAACGGTACTAATGTGGGATGGTCCAAGCGTTGTTACATGCTTAATCTAAACCATATGCATATCCGCCCAATCGAGGGTAACGATATGATCGCAAGGAAACCTCCGCGCGAGCATACCAGTTATAACTACTACTGGGGTATGACATGGCGTGGTTCGCTTACTGCAAACCGCATGAATTGTCATGGCGCTATTATAGCTACTGGTGCGTAATAAATCTGAATCTTGGGGGCTTCGGCCCCCAGGTTCTTTTGCTTAAAGGAGTAAATTATGGTGTTATCAAGGAATATGAGAGCAATGGATCGGATGTTCGATCGAATTATGGATGTAACGGGTGCTGGTACACCTTTTAGAGCGGTTGAGAACGTATTTGATAGTTTTGAAAGATCAATACCGCGCGAAAACGGTGCAACCTTCACATATTACAAAATGGTTCCAATTCAATTCAAGGTTAATGTTCTACCTGATGGTAGTGTACATTACGATGTAATTGAACCTGAAACCGAAAAGGGAGACAAAGATGAAAGTACCGATAATTGAAACTGAATACACTAAAGATCAATTTTCTAAATATCGTAAAATTTTTCCAGCTCATGAACTTCCATTGTATCAGCACAGATATGGAACTGAAAACATCGAGGTTAAAGGAAAAACAGATACATACCACGATATTGAAAACATGGAAGATGAGATTAAAAGGCTTGTCGAATATTATGGAAAAGAAACTTTAAGAACAGTTTTTGGTGCTAATTTTGTAGATACCGTTGAGTTTTCTATAACTAAAATAGTATCTAAGGAGAAAAACGTAAATGGCGGCAAGAACACTCGCAAGTCTAAGGACGGAATTAGCACAGAGGCTAGGATTTAGTTCGTCTGGCTCTGGAGCTATTCTCCAGTCTGATCTGCTTGATTCCGCTCTTAGAAGCGGACAAGAGCAATTGTTTTATGAATTCGGGGATTTATTGACTCATGTAGTAGATGATTCCCTGACTACAACGTCCGGTATAAATCTTTATCTGCCCCCTTCCAATTGCGATTTAACAAAACCGTTAACTGTTTCTTTAAACAGAGGGGGCTCCGGTCGTTTTTATGAAATGCAGATTGGTATTGGTATTAGAGAGCACAATATAGATGCGGTAATAAACGATAGATTACCCTGGCGTTGGGATGTTTTAGATGATGGTGGTATTCCAAAGATAGAACTTTGGCCAACACCCAATGATACTAGTAATATAAAACTAGAATACAACGCATCGTTGGGTGATTTCACCGCAGATATAGACAAATCTAGTATTAATCCGCAACTTATTTTGTTGCACGCGATTACTACTATGAAAGCTCATTATAGACAACCAGATTGGGCTATATATGATGCACAATTAACTAGATTACTTGGGCGAATAAAGTCTATTGGATTAATGGGCGGTGGATCTACTAGAAGATATGCTAAGAAAACAGCTAACTTCTACTTGTCACCATCGAATGATTGGGAAGTCAGTTCAAGTGTTATATATGAACTTCAGAGTATCATACATAAGACTTACGTTACTGCTGTTGATGCTGGATCTGGAACTGATTACATCGTAACCTCTTCATAGGAATAAAAAATGGCGACAACAACAGTCCCTGACATGACATCGGTGTCAAGCTCTGCATTAAATGCTACAACCGATTTCTTTTATTTAGCAACCGCAACTACGGATGAGAAAATCGCTGCTGGCATGTTGCGAGACTATGCCATGGCTGGCATTAAAGGAGGGACTGGATTAGATGCTACTGTTGATACTACTTCTGGCGTTAACGATACTACTCTGGATTTAAACATAACGGGTTTAACAGCTTTAGGGACGACTACTGACGCAGCAGATGAAGTTGCATTATATGATGCTGATGCTGGATCAATTAAGAAAGCTACTATTGCTGAAGTAGTAGGCGCAGCAACAAGTGCGGTAACCAGGGTTACCGGCGGGACTAATCTGACGGCATCACCCGATACAGGTAATACCATAGTTAATCTAGATGCTACATTAACTGGATTAACTTCAGTTACTTCTACTACTTTTGTAGGTGCTTTAACCGGTAATGCAAGTGGCACCGCTGCAACAGTTACCTCTGGCACGCAAGCGGCTATTACAACTGCAGCTAATCTGGTAACCGTGGGTACAGTGACGAGTGGCACGTGGTCAACCGGCGCGGTGATTGCTGATGTTACCATGACATTGGGTTCTGACGCAGAGGGTGACGTGTATTATAGAGATGCATCCGGCGTTTTAACGCGATTAGGAGCAGGTACCGATGCGGATGTATTAACATTAGCCAGCGGCATACCAAGTTGGGCGACACCAACCACGGGAGATATAACTGGTGTAACAGCAGGATCTGGTTTAACCGGTGGTGGTACATCTGGTTCCGTAACGGTTGATGTTGGCGCCGGTACAGGAATAACTGTAAATGCTAATGATATTCAAGTTGCTACTACCTACGCTGGTGGTTCTTCTATTGCAACGGTAGGAACGGTTGCGACTGGTACATGGGAAGCTGATACTATAGCTGTTGATCAGGGTGGTTCAGGTCAAACAACCTATACAGATGGTCAATTACTCATCGGTAATACAACCGGTAATACCTTAGCTAAAGCAACTTTGACTGGTGG